AGCTTTGCCTGATCAGCGATCAGTTGCGGGAGCTTCTCGGTGTCCGCTTCAGCCATGCCAAGCTGTTTGGTCGAGACGTTGCCGAAGATCGTGTCCAGAAACGTTGGTCCCTTTTCAACCGTGGCCAGTCGTGCGTCGATGCTGGCCTTTTCTGCGATGGCTCGTTGCAACGCGCTTTCTTGTTCTTTTTTGCGCGCGTCCTGTGCAGCTGCGTCAGCAGCAGCCACCCCAGTTGGCTTGACTTCTTTCATCGCGCGATTGGCAGCTGTGATGGCGTCGAATGCCGCAAGGTCCTTCTCGACGGATTCGGTTTTGCCCTTGTCCATTTCGTTCATCACGGTATCGATCGCAAGCATACCGACCGACGCGATCGTGATGGCAGACGCCACGATGGACAGCGCGCCAAGCCCCTTCATTGCGCCGCCAGAGCCAGCAGCACCCTCGATGAGCTTAGACACCGCAGAGCCAACGGCTGACCCAATGGCAGCCTTTCCGATGCTTGCCACAATGGCCGCTGCGATGGCTGTTCCTGGGTTCTCGGCTGCAAACGAAACCATTTTGGCAAAAGCTTCAGCTGCATTGACCACGTACGGCGCAAGCTTTTGCAGTTGGGGCAGCACTCGTTCTGCGATCTGTCCACCGATCTCTGAAAGCTTGTTGTTGAAAAGCTGAACTTTCGCTGCCGACGTGTTCATCGAGCGATCGAAGCTTTCCTTTTCTTCTGTCTCGCCGATGGCTTTGCCGAATGAATCAAACAACGCGTCAATGGCCGCCTTGCCTGCTTTGTCAGCTTCGGTCTTGCTTTTTTGCGCCGCGATCGCTTTTTGATATTCCTTTTGGTACGCCTGGAACGCTGGGTCCGCAGCTTGTGCGCCCTTTACGTTGGCAAACATTTTCTTGAATTCGAGGGGGGCCTTTTCACCACCGCGCTCGACGGCCGCCGCGCTCGATTCTTTCAAGATGTCGCGCACGGACCGGAAACCGCCGCCTTTGCCCAAGATGTTTACGCCGTGAGCCTCGAACTCTTTGGCTCTTGCTGGGGTCTTCAGCGTATTGGCAAAACCCGCCACCGACGTCGCTGCTTCGGCCGCACTTGCCGCGCCGCCTCGTGCAATGGACAACTGAGCCAAGGCGCCCATGTCCCCAAGGTTTTGCGCTGCATCGCCACCGAACGCTTGCGACGCGGCAGCAAGACGACCACCGTACTTGGCCAAGTCTTTGAGCTCGGCTGCACCCACCTTGCCTTGGCCGGCCATGAGTCGCAGGACGTTGACCAACGCCATGCCTTTGTCAGCAGCGGTCTCGAAATCCTTCCCAGGACCAACATCACCGAGCGCTTTGGAAGCTTCGCCTGCTGCGCCGATCATGTCTTCAAGAGACGTGCCGGTGGCTCGAGCGAGCTTCGATAGCCCTGGGAGCGCTGCTCGACCAGTCGCGAGGTCTCCAGTCTTTCCGACGAACGATTGAAGGCCTTCCAGCACTCGAGCCGGATCGAACGCAGCTTCGCGCCCAACGTCTCGAGCTACCGCAACGAGTTCACGAGGATCAATTCGTTTGCCCTTGTCTCGCTGCTCATCATACGCTGCGGCGGAAAGTTCACCAGCTCGAGTTTCAAGCTCGACCGCTTGCCCAATGTAGCTCCCAAGGTCTGATTGAACGCCAGCGCCTCTAGCAATCCCGCCGGCCACACCAACCGCGCCGCGACCAATTTTACCGAGCGTTTCGACAGAGCCACTTGCGACGCCACGGATCTTGCCGACGTTTTCGCGTTGCTCTTGTGCTTTGGATCGTTTCCATTCGCGAATAACGTTGGCGCCGCGCTGAAACTCGGCACGTTCGCGTTCTTTGGATGAGCGGCGTTGCTCGGCTTCAACTTGTCGTTGCGCCCGCATCTGCTCGGCAATGATCCGCGCTTGCTTGCGTCGTTCGATGCCTACGACTTGGTTTGCCGTTCGTTCAGCGTCCTGGACGATGCTTCGATACGGCCCCTTGGCGGCTTTGCCAGCGCCCTTGCCACTGACGGCTGACCACAGCCGATCCATTTCGTCCTCGACCTGTCGACGTGCGTCTTTCGCAGCGTCAACGATGGGACGGAAAGCTTTGCCGATGTCTCGATCGACGGAAGCCCCGACACGGATGCGGATTGCGTCAGCCATTAGGAATGATTACGTGGTGGATATGGGCAAAGAACAATTGGAACACGACGAACGATCATACGTAGAGGGCCGAGCCATGGCACTGCGCGAAGTCATGAGGCATTGCGCGCGTGAATTGGGCATTTGGCATTCAGAAGACCCGCTTATCTCGCTGGCGCATGTCCAGGATGAGCTTGCCAGAGTACGTACGCAGATCCGCGAATTGGCGGAAGATGTTGGCTGCGAATGGGACGAGAGCTTGGACTTGGCTGATTTCGTTGAAAAACGCCTGGCGCGGGTGATTGCGCAAAAGCAGGAGGAGCGAGAACAGATGAGCTTCACGCGGGTACACAACGCAGAAACAACGATTGGCGATGAGAAGTACGCGCTGGTGGTTTATGCCGACCAAAGCGCGGTGTTTGCTATTGTCGCCGCGGGATCTTTGCAAAGCGAACGTTCACTTGGTCCTGACGAGGACGGATCGGATGTTGCGATCAGTGGCGAAGCGCGGGCTTGGTTCGATAAAGAATTGGCTGCCGGGCGGTCAAAGGCAAAGGATGGTGAATCTTGACAGATGAGGCTCTTTTGAAGTGTGCATTCGCCGCATTCGATATTGTTGCGCCAGATTATGAACCCACAATGGGCAAGCCGACACCGAAAGAACGCGATAAGATTTGTCGGGCACTCGCCCGTGATATGCGCAAAGGAGTGGCGATTGTGCCAGAAGTCAGCGCGGCACCACAAGAGCAACAGTTGCGGGTAGCTGTTCATGCAGGGACTAAACTGATTCGCAAATTGATCGATGATACGCTCGCAAAGGACGGTGAATCGTGAGCAAGACCAAGGGCGAGTTGTTTCTGGACGCGGCCATCGAAGCTGATCTGGAGCTTTACATTTTGGGAGATTGGGAAGACCCGCGCCTACTGCAAAGCGCTGCGGCTGCTGCTGAAAAATACGAGAGCATGCGCGCACAGCTTCCCGCCGACGTCGAGAAGTTCGTCATCATCCGCAAGCAAGGCGCGGAGAATGCCAAACAGCGCGAACGCCAGCGCAAATACGAGGCAGGTCATCCTCACTGGCAATGCCAAAACAAAACGTGCGCCGTGCTGAATCGTTGCCACGTTGACAAATGCACAGCATGCGGAACGGAAGCCCCAGAATTGGCATTGCTGCGCCAACGTGCAGCTAAAGTTGAAGGACTCGAATCATCGCTTCGTCGCATGCAGGAAGAGCGTGACGAGGCGCGAAGAGCCGTCGCTTTCCTGCAAAAGGTGTCAGCCGACAAAGATGTGAGGATCGAGTCACTGGAGCTTTCGTTTGCAAGCAACTCTAGCTCCAAACCATTGGTTGTCGACGCGACAAACAAATGTCTGGAGTGTGATGGTAAAGGAGAATACGAAACAGATGTTTGCAAGAATTGTGAATCGCCATTGTTCACATTTTGCGATGCGTGCGCTGGCTCTGGTGTCCGATTGAATATATTGAACGACGAGTAACCCTACGCCACTTCCATCATCGCAGCTTTGAGTAGGCGCCGCATCCGTCGAGCCCGCTCCAGCTCCATCCCGTCAAACAAATCCCCCGCCAATAGCGCCTCAGCCATTACCATCAGTTGTTCGTCCGTTGCCTCTGGTGCAATCGTGGATGTCCTGATCTGGTAAATTTCGTAATGGTCCCAAAGCAGCTGAAGCCCAGACGTCGTGAGGTCTTGTGCGACTTGGCTGTCGCGCTGAAACCAGCGTCGCTCGATGTTGTCCGGGTACACCACCGCGTCAAACAGGATGGTGGCAATAAGATGCGAATTGAACGCTTCAAGCCACACTTCTTCCGACGCCAAGTCACGGTGGTTTTTATTAGCGAACGACTCCGCCGCCGATCGTGCCCGAGCCACTTCCGACTCGGACACGATTTTGAGCCCCAGCTTGACCGCAGTTGTTGGCACGTTGGGGCGCCCTGCGACCCAGATGGTTGGGGGCACCTCGACGACGTAGCCAGACTTCTTTGAAGCCGCCGCCTTCATTGCGGTGAATGGGCTTTTGTTTACGGTGGCGTTCATTCAGCCTTTGTGCTTTTTGAGTCGCTCGGCTCGGGCACAGCGGAGATGCCACCAGAAAGCGATTTGTTGGGTTGTGAGTAATACAGCATGGATGCCATAAAACGCATAAAGCTCACGCGCAAACTCGGACCCCAACTCCAGAAAGGGAGGTTGGCATCGCCCACCTCCGACGTCGCCATGATTGCGATGTTTTTGAGCATCTCTTCATGTGACATTCGCTCTTTACGCATCCCGTGATCCTCTTGGATGCGTTGCTGCATTTCGTAGAGGTACGAGATGCGGTCCCGATCGAGCCCTTGCAAAATCTCGTCGACGTTGGCGAAGATCAGCTCGCCCTTTTTGAAGATAACCTTGGTCCCATCACCAGCATCGATTTCGAGATCTGCGTGAGCTTGGCACGCGACCAGCAGCGTATTGACCCAGCAGCCAAGCACGAACTGGTAATCGCGCTCGTCTGGCTTCTCTACGCCCTTGGACTTGGCAAAAGCCGTTGCCTTGGCGGTTACTTCAGACTCTTCCCATGCTGTCAATGGGCGAAGTCCAACGGTGATGGGAGCGTCGGCGCCCGGCAAAGTTACCTCTACCGGGCGGACGTCTTGGATTCCCTTGATGACCTTGGCGAACTTCATGAAGAATGGTCAGACCTTGGAAATGTTGCCCGAGTTCTCGAACTTGTACGAGCCCTCGAACTTGCCGTTTTGCGCTTCGGAGTTGCCCGAGAACGAAATACATCGGCACGTGCTGATGATCGATTGGCTTCCGAGCGTGCCTTCGATCTCGCAATACTCTTTGTTCAAAAGAATATCGGTGATCAAAGCGTCATCGCTGCCGGTCAAGGCGACAATCGTCTTGATTTCGTAATCAAGCGTGGCCACGCCGTCCGAGTGCCCGATCACGCCTTCCAAGGCGATTTGTCGCTCGTCGTTTGCGGCAAGATCGATGCTCGACCCTGTGACGAATGCGATTCGCTTGCCGTTCAGCGAAAGGTATTGCGGCTGAATAATTGTGTTTGCCATGGCCCTTTACCTCACCCGCTATTCGTGACGCGGACAAGGCCGCCAAGTTGATGGTTGCCGTTTGCCACCTCGAACGGGAACACGAACATGATTCGCCCCGCGTTCGGATCGTATTGAGCAATCGGCTGGTTTTCTTCAATGTTCGTGATCACGGGCAGACCCGATGACACGACGTTCGCGTTGCCGAACGACAAGTCGATGGCGTACTTTTTGAGCACGCGCTCGAACGAGGCAGGCGTTGCAATTCCAGGATTTGGCGGACGTTGCCCTTGCGCTGGATTGTCCTGGACACGCGGATTCTGAATCATGTAGTCCGCGCCGATCAGGTCAATACCATGACGGATGAAGTCCGCAGCGCTGGGGCGTTCTGTGCCGAGCGTACGAAAATCGGAGACGCTGTTGGTCAAGCACTTCGTCGTGATGGATCGAATGATCACCACGTCGCCGTTGTCGTTCGTCGTGACAGGCGTGACGCCGTTGTTCAAAAGCGTGTTTTGCTCGCTCTTGGTCCAGCGATCCGCGTCGGCCACTTGCGGCGCGATGCCAGTCAGCACGTAGCCGTTGTATTGGCTCGACGCTGCCGGATCGATCTGCTCGTAAACCGAGCGATACGCCATCCATCGAGCCGCAATTTCGGATGGGTGAGACTCCCCGTATTGCATGGCCAAAAGCTGAATGCGCTCGGCATTCAACGTGCTGGTTGCAAGCGTGGTTGCCGCCGAAAGCGAGCCGTTTACCGCGCAGCACGAGTTCTGCAAGATATCGACATCGAACGCGCTCTGGTTATTGAGCCAAGTTTCAATCAATGGCAGATTCGTCGTGTCGTTTTGCGCGTGAGCAATTCGAGCATATTCGACGGCGGAGATTGCCGAAAGCAGAGTTGAAACGCTTTCCGTGCCAGCGCCGCCGCTGAAGAAAACGCCGTCACCAGTAACGGCCGACCCGCCAGCCAGAGCGCTTGCTACCGTGCTTGGCAGCTGCGTCGTATCCTGCATGAGGATCAGCTGGTTGTTCCGAATGCCTGCACACTTGGCCATCAAGGTGACCACGTTGCTTGCCACCGTCGCTGTAACGGGCAACGTCGTGACAGCATTGATTGCGTCTCGAATAGCCGTGGCAATCGTGTTTTGCGCGTCGGTCGTGCCAATGGCCCCAGATATCGGAACGCCAGCGATACGGTAACGCCATTCGCCCGTGCTTGCATGCGGCGCCGTTGCCGTGATTGTAATGGTTGCCGTGCCAGCAGTCGGGCTGGACGCAGGAGCTGGACAAGCAATGTACAGCGTCACGCCCGGAACGCGCAAAGCTTGGTACGCCATGCGAGCAGCTTCGCCACCTGGTTGGACCAAAGCATTGACGTCATCTTCGGAAAGCGCCAATTGCGGTGTCCCATCGTTCGTGATGGTGCCACTTGAGCCTTTCAGTCCAATGACCAGCATTTTCAGCGTGGCGCTAGCATTGCTGATTCGCCCCGCGCCAAACTGCGTTTCTTGAAAAACGCCTGGTACTTTGTACGAAGGCGTCAAACCTGTAACGATAATCGAGGTCATCTTTTCCTCATGCCCTCACTTTGGCGCCGGTTGAGGCGCGGGTTTTTCCGACGTGGCCCATTCCGGCATTTTGCCGAATTGAAGCTCGAACTCTTTGGCTGCCGCCTTGCGCGCCGATTCAATGGCTTCTTTGGGCTCGATGAACGGTAGCCCGCATGCATCAGCCGTTGCCTTGTCGGCTGGAATCAAGCTCCCAGCTCGAATGCCCCGCCGGTAGTAGCTGCCCACTTCACCATCCGCTGGTACGCCAACGGGATTCAACTCGATCGTGAATGCAGCTTTCGAGCGGTCGAGCTGTGCGACTTCGCGGCGAATACCGCTCTTGCCCTTCACGTTGACAAACTTTGCTTCTTTCGAAACGACCAGCTTTTTGGTCGCGCCGACGAATTGGCCAGGCGAGTGCTTTGCGTGGCAGGGAAACACCGAAATGGGCGTCCCTTCCGCGTCAAGCAATTGGAACGGGTTGGGAATGACTTGAAACATCTTCATGTGTGGTTATGGTCTCCGGATGAACATGGCTGCGTCTCAACACAAGCCGACGAGGGACGAGATTGGTGCGCTGTCAGTTGCTATTCGCGCCGCGGTCGAATGCGCTATTACGTGGGGCTGGAATGAAACTCAATTCACCCGTCTCGCAAGGTATTGGTTTGCCAAACATTCACGAACCGATTACGTGGATCACGTGACGGGCGAAGTCGACGATCTTGCCGACTCCTAAGTCGGAATCTGCATCTGTTGCACAAACCCCGCCCCATTCGCGCTAACCGTCCCCGACAATCCATTCAACGTTGACGCGTCTCGCACCCAAGGTTCGTACGTTTCGAGCGGGCATTCCACCGCATCATACGATCGTTGAACCGTCACACCGTTCGCGCCTTGAATTGGAATCGTGATTGGCTTCGCCGTCCAATTGCCAGCGCGCTTTATCCCACATGGAGCAAAGTTCAGGACCATTGAACCACGGCCCTGGTATGCGCTCAGGCCAAACTCGATCGTCCCGGTAACATCTGCTTGTGCGTCGACGTCAATTTGCGTCACCTGCAAAAACGAATACGTCGTGGAAAGCGTCGCCGGGAATGTGGCTGTCGAAATGGTGATGGTGTCCGTAAAGTCGACACCAAGCACGTTTTTCCCGGTCACTGTCACAACGGAGCCGTCGACAAATGCTGCCGAGTCGCCATCGATCGTGATCGTTGCTTTACGAGGCTGCACAAACGCGCTGTCGCCCACTGCGCCATCGAGAGCGGCGCCAGAATAGCTTTGCGCCGTCGTGGATGATGCCAAAATCAGTTTTACCGCGTTCGGGTCGGCTACAAGGCTTGCCGCTGTCGGGTCCGTGTCGTTGGGGTGGACATATACGGGGTCGCGATCGCTTTCAATAGCTGCGTCGATAAGCTTCGTGATCGCGTTGACGTATGGGACACGGATGCGCTCTGCTGGTTGTGTACCCGTTGGGAAGATCCAAAGCAGCGTTATCGTATCCATTGACACGCGCCAGTCTGTTGCTTCCCATGAGTTTGCCGCGCCTGAAGCTCGGTACACGTACAGCGCTGGGAGGTATTTCTCGTTGAATGGCGCAATCGTCTCGTCGGTGGGCTGATGCGTGAACGTTGTCTTCACGGGTGGCACCTGCCCGGCATCGTTCGAGCGAGGGAACGCTTTGGCCCAAGCCGCTTCGCCATAGGCGTTGATATACGCCTTCAGGTACGCCGCCCACACGTCGAGCGCGGGATCCCCAGTTGCCTCGGTCGACGGGTCCGTGGGAGCCGTAACCGGAATTGTGATTGCGCCGTAGGTGGTCAATGGTTACTCAACAAGAATGGTTACAACAGTCGTCAAAAAAGATGCAAAAGCCGAACAGATTCAAGAGCTGACACAATGTAGACAACTTGCTGAACATAGCCGTCAAGAGGCTTTGAGACTTTCAGCCGAACAGCGCCGTTCTGCTGAAGAACTTCTGCTATCAGCCAAGCTCAATGAGAAACGCGCGCTTTCGTATCACGAGTCGGCGCTGAAGTTTGATCAACGTATTGCTGAACTTCTTGCCAATCCATACCAAGACGAACAAACTGTCAGTGTTTCGAGTTTGCCCTAACCCCACATCGCCGCAGCCCGCGCCATAACGGCTTCCATCTCGGCTCGTAGCACCCGCTCCGCCTTCAAGTACATCTTCCCCGCAAACCCGTCGCCCTTCGTTCCTGGGTGCCATACCCGGCGAGCGAAGACAATCGACCCGTCGCGTGCCTCGAATCGAAGAAAACGCGCCCTGACCGGCAAAATCTCGTGAGGCTTGGTCCCCGCGTCAAGATACCGATGGTAGTGCAACGGCGCGACCATATCCACATGCGTCGTCCCAAATGCACGCGTCCCCATTTTGGTCGTAATGGTTCGTCGCGCGTCGCCGGTGCGGTCTGTCCACGTCGCAGAGCGCTTCGCTTCTTGCACGCCAGCTTTGGCCGCAGCGATCACGGCATTCGTCGCACCATCGTTGATGACGCGGACCGTGGATTGCCACTTCCGCTCGATCTCTGAGATTCCTTCGATGGTGACGTGAAGCATGTTCAAAAATCGCTTGGGTAATTGCCGACCAGAATCGGACCGACTGGGGCTACCACGCCGCCAAGATTCTTAGGCGGACTTGCCACGGACACATCTGGCAACCGCTGTTTTGCCGCCTGAATGCGCATCATCATCGCATGCGCCTCTTGATACTGCGACACCTTGCCCACTTCGCCATACGTCCGCACGTATTCAGGTCGACGCATAAACGAAAGCGCCACAGCAAAAAGTAGTGCAGCGTGGCGAATGAGCCGGTCTGTTGGCGGGTCGAGAGGGTACGTGTAGAATCCCAACAAGTAGGAGTCCACAAGCCCCTCTGCCCTGTCGATAATGTCGTTCACCGCAGACGTGTTGACCGTTGACGTCGTAGGATCGTCGCAGAACAATTCTTCGTAAGTGGTTTGCGACAGCGCCGTTTCGAGAGCGCCCGCGTCAATGTATGTGCCCACGGGCATTCCCTCGAATTGACGTTACTTCAATAGAGACTCACCTCCCAATCAGGGAGGCGTCTGCCAGGCACCGACGATCAAGCCAGCAACCTTCGTGTCGATGACTTGTTCCGCGTCCTGGTGGAACACGATGACCTTGCGGCCGCCTTGTGCGCCACGGCCAACGTCGTAGAACGATCGCACGCCCCAGCCATTCGCGAAGGTCAGCTCTTGAAGCGCCTTGGAAAGCTGGTTGTTCAGTCCGCTTTGCAGGCCACCCGAGAAGCGGAACGTGCACGCCGACACCGGCAAGCCAACCGCAGGGAGCTGCTTCGGATGATGCAAGAGCACAACGTCGTTGCCCCAGATAAAGTCGCGCGTTCCCGTCGTGCGATTCTTGTATTTTTGCGAGCCGACAATGATCGGCGGGAGCGAAAGGATCGCGGACAGGTCGGCCGCTTGGGGGACACTCGGCTTCGGCTTGCCCATGTCCTTGAACGCCCAGTATTTCTGGACCGCCGGGTTTTGCACGAACGCGTTGTAGGTGCGTTGAGACATGAAGATCCCCGTAATGGGCATCAGCGATTCGTCCATGAGCTGGAGCAAGTTGCCGACAGGATCGCTGTTCGCGCCGCCATTCCAACGGGTTGCAGCCGCCAACGTGATCTTGTTCGCCGAAGCATAATTCGAGGCCGTTTGCAGCGCCGTCGCAACGCGAAGTTCGCGCTGAATGAGCAGCTTCGTCATCGGCAATTGCAAGTAACGCGTCGCAAGGATCAATGCCGCGTCGCTGTTTCCCTCGACCTCGGTCGGGAGAAACGTTGCCATTGCACGAGGTACTGTAACGAATTGGCTCTTGCTTTGCCGCGGCGAAATCTCGGGCACCGCCGCGCCGGGAGCTACCACCGTCTGGTCGGGCACTTCGTAGAGATCGTCAACGTCGTGCTCGTAGTAGTAATCGCTCGCCTTTTCGACCAAGACCGGAGGCATTGCTTTGTCAGCAATGAGCATCGTCTGATCGATTGCATAACCCGTCGCGAATGCTGCGAGAGGCGTGTCGTAGTGGACGTCGCCTTGGCTCAAATCGAGCGCTACCAATTGACCGTTGGGGTCCGTCATCATGAATTGACCCGACTGCGGATCATATTTCACGTCGGACACGAATTGCTGTTCAGACATCGTGTGAATCTTTCTGCGGCAAACGCCGCTAATTGCTTGTTGCCGCCAGAATCAGGCGTTGCGCGCCTTGTCAATGAGGATTTGGACCATCTCGCCATCCGCAGCGGTGGTCAGAGCTTGGCCAATTTGTTGCACGCCAGCGCCAGCGACCTTCGCGTAGCCAAGTTTGCCGCTCGTGTCGGACGCCTGGACGTAGTTGCCCGCCGTGATCGCCCCGTCTGCGGGTACCGAAATCACGCCCTCGACTGCAACACGACCCACCTTGGGGTTTGCCGTGGACGAAGAACGGGCGTAGAGGATTTCGGTCGTAACGCCAAAGGTGCCAGCAACGCCGCCGGAAGCCGTGGGAAGCACAACGCCGCGAGGCAAGCTGGTCGTCATGAGGTTGGTGGTGTCGAGCAAAACGATCCGGTTTGCCGGAATGTCCGCGCTCGTGCTGTAGTTTGCCGCGGTCTCGTCGAGCAGATGGGTCCGCGTGGTCTGCATAGTGGTGGAAGACATGATTCTCCGTTTACGCGGGACTGACCGCGCATGCGTTTTGGTTTGGTTGTGATCTTGGAATTACGTAATGGTTCGCCGTCGAATAACGGTCAGGTCACGACGGGCGGGGGAGCGCTCAACTCGTGGCGCGCTTCAATGATGGCGTTCTCGCGCGGCATGCCCTTGCGCACTTTTTCTTCGGTCAACGTTGCAAGTTTCGATGCCACCTCGCCGCGTTGCGCTGCCGTAGCCGACGCTGAACTCATGCCGCCACCTGCCCACGCACTTCGCGGCGTAAACATTCCCGGAGGCGCTGCAATCGCTTGCGGTGCTGCATCGCCGCCTGGTTGACGATTCGAGAGCGTGCGTTGCAAGTGTCGCTCGTTCGGCGCCACTTCCGGGTAAAGCGTGTTGAACGTCGGGCGATCGTGCCGATACGTGAGCAACATCGACTTTTTGTGTGCATCGGTGAGCTTGTGCGTGTCCTTGTACGTCGCAAAAGCTTTCTCGATTGCAGCAACTTCGTCCGCCTCAGCCCGCTTTGCTTCGTTGTCGCGCAGTTGCTTGACCTCCGTTTCGAGCGCTGCAACGCGAGAGGTCTTGTCTGCGAGCTGGAGCTCGAGACCAGCGACTTTGGTCTCGGACGCTTGCTTGTCAGCCAAAAGCGTGGCGAGTTTGTTTTCAGCATCGCGCAGTTTGATGGCGACTTCTTGTTGTTCCGACATATTCGTGTTTCCCATCTCCCGCGATGATGGCGGGCCTTCTCCATGCATTTCGTCTTCGTGGATGCCGATCGCATCGGCGATCATTGCTTCCACAGCGTCCAACAATTCGGGCACCGTAATGCCCAAGTTCATTTGCATCGTGTCGCGCACACCGCGCAGCATCGTGCCAAGGTCTACCCCTGCATGAACCGCGGTCATCAGATCGCCTTCTGGGTCGCTGTCGCGATACTCGTCGATCAATTCACGCAGTTCGCAAATCCGATCAAGCACTGCTCGAGCAGTTGCGATCGAACCTTCGCCAAAAAGGCACGCCCGCAATTTGGGCAATACCTCATTCATGTTGTAGGCGTAGTCGCCCATTTGTTTTGCCTTGTCGCCCGTGGTTGTTGTGGGACGGTCCGATGCGGCGACAGGCAACATCCCGTCCAAAAAGGGATTGTTCGTCAATGCCCCGCTGGTCATTCGTGCCCCAATCGGTTGGCTGGTGACACGGTCCTTGGCGCCGAAACGAATGGCAGGGCTAAAGAATTTGTATTTGCCTTGCTTGATGTAGCTCCGCGCGGGCTCGAGCCATTCGACAAGCCCCCAAAGACCGGCTGCTCCACGATCGTCGAGGTCGATGATCCACCCTTGCGCGGGAGCGCCATCAGTTGGGATCGCGCCCTCCGTTGGGTGCTGTTCTGATGCATGCTCAAAGTCGATCGGGATGCGCTGGTTCTGCGTCGCTCGAAAGTTGCGGACAATTTCCGCATTGACTTGGCGCGTGATTTCAAACGGTCCCGATTGATGGCCGCGAAAAGCCCCAAGCTTGTTGAGCTGAATCCACACCAGCTTTTGCGGCTCGAATGGACCAGCGTCGTCGAGCAGAGCTTTCGTGTCGAGTTCTACCGCGCTGCATTGCACGGGCCGATCTGACATGTGGTAAACGTGAATCGACGTCAGCTTACCATTGGTGCGATAACGCAAACCGCGGAATCCTTTGGCGACTGGCTTGCCCTCGTGCTTGATTCCAAAACGTTTATACGCCTTCAGGATATTCTTGTGCGCTTTGGCGTATTGCTCCGGGGAAAGTCGCCCCTTGTTTTGTTCGAGGCGCGCCATTGCATTGCGGGCGTGTGCTGCGTCGTGAATCGGGTATTGCCTTGTTTCTGGCAACGCGAACGATTCGTCTGGCAACGCTTTGCGTCCCTTGGTCGTGATTGGCTTCAATTGTCGTACCTTTACCGGACCATCGGCATGCACGTCGGCTTGCCCGTTGTCGGCTTTTTTTGTCGAGTCTTTCATGTTCTTTGCTTTCTCGTCAGCGCTATTCAATTGCGCGACGACTTTGCGCGCCCATGCATATCCAGGGTCGCCGCCCCAGAGCGCCCACGCAATTCGTCCATTTGACGGGAATCCATCCTCGCCCGGACTGAATCCAGCGCCCTTTTTGTCGACTTGGTGCCGGTCAAAGAATGCCTTCATACGACGAACTGTCGAGGGAGAAAGCCGTGCCGCGTTGGCAAGGTCCCGAGCCCGAGCTACGCCTACAGCGGTGCCACCTCGACCATGCTCGCGCCGCCATTCGAGTCCGCGCTTTGCTTCTTCTTGTGCCCCTTTTGGCGGTACAAAGTCGATGTGCGAATACTTCTCAGGGCCGTCTGCCATTGTAACAATGTCGCTCATATTCGCCTTGTATTCGCCCATTGGAGCGGAACCGCCCCAGCCTTTATCAGCTGGCCAATCTGGCGGAGCCTTAGAAATGCCGATTTGCTTGGCTTCTGATACGGACAGCCCACGCAACATCGAACGGCATCGGTGGTGCCTCATTGGCGCATTGGTCGCAAACCATAGATGACCAGCGGGAAGCACGACTGGATGCGTCAGGAAATACCCGCACGTTGCACTCGTAACCTCGTCGTTGACGACATCCAGCGTCCAATATGGGTATGCTGTCCGCTGCTTGTTGAGCCGTGCGACAACCGCTTGATTTGTAGCTTGCTGGACGTTGTTGACGAAGATCGTTTTAAGCTGTGGGGAATCAATGCCCCATTGCGCGCCAAGCTTGTGTCCAGCTTCTTTGACGAATTCGCGGTAAGGAACACCGTCAGCCTTTGCTTTGGCAAGCGCGTCGCGCATGTTTCGGATCGCATCACGAGAAACTTCGTTGGTCACCGTGATCGCCCGTTTTTTGGTTTCTGCGTCGAGCTTTGCAAAGTCCGCGGGAAGCAGGGGCGACTTGGCTCGAAGGATGTGAGCTGCTTCGACGTCGCCCTTCAGTTCGATGCTTGCGTGCTCGTTTTGCATGGTTACGGTCTTGTCTCTACCTGCACGGGAGACATCGATGAAACTACGACCTGAACAACAGAAGCTTTGGCGACGCATTTATTTGAACGCGTTCGAGGGTGGCGCAACCACCGCGGAGTCTGCCGAAATGGCGGATACCGCCGTGAAGCAGTGGGAAGAGCGCGGCGCGTTCGATTCGCCCGAGCTGTTCGGAAATGCCGAACAGCTGAAAACATCCAAGCCGATTACTTCGTGGGATCGCTTTTCCAAAAACGTCAGCATCATGCTGAACAACGATCGACCTGTCGACGACATCAAAACCTTGTTCAACGAATACCCGGACGAACTAGATTTTCTTCAGGCGTTGGTTCCATTTGCGGAACCGAAGATCTACGTATTTCGGGGCGATCCACGTGAAGCGCTACAGCGGCTATGTAACAATTCACTCCATGACGACATCGGCGTGTCGGTACGGCTCGGCAAGCAAGAATTTGGACTTTTCGCCTTAACGGAGCAAGGCGCCAAGCTTTTGGCAGACGTCCATCGTGATCTGGTCATTCCAGAGCTTCGTTGGCTGAAGTCGTAGAGCTACACCCCGCCCACGCTCGTCCCGTTCATCATCGCCCTAACAAGTACGCCTTCCAATCCATCCGCCCGAGCTTTGCCTTCTAGGCGCCTCAATTTCGCGTCGGCCGCATCGTACCCGTCCGAAGACTCGATGATCTCACGAACGTCTCGTAAAAGCGGAGCTAGCGCCTTTGCCGCTGGCGCCAGCGAGTCGTCGACTATCTGGTCGACTTGCTTGACGATGTTGTTCATCCCACATGCGCCAGAATCTTCCAGCCAAGCTTTGAGATCGCCATGCTGGTATCAAGAAGCTTCTGCTGCGCATCATCGTCGCCAAGCGCAAGCAGCTCCGCCTTGGGTTCATTCACGATGTCGAGGACCTGCGTCAGCCGAGAACCCACCGCGGGGATGAGGTCCCGTCCTTGCGTCACCGTCGATGGCATCCCAGTGATCGCCGAAAGCTTTGCCACATCCAAGTGATCGCCTTCGACTGCAAGTCCAAGCATTGCAATATGCTCGGCAATGACATCCGCATGATCCGACGCCGCGGTGTATAGCTCGCCGAAAAGCTTGTGCAGTGGCACAAATGCCACACCGCGCACGTTCCAATGCGCCTTGCGCGCAATTCCAGCAAGCGACAACAACGCAATCACGACAGGCTGAAGCAACGCCGCGACACGTACGCGTTTTTCTTCAGGCATCGACGACGGAGTGGGAAACGACATTTTGCACCCAATTGGCAATAGGACAGCAAGGAGGCTGAAACAACAATGCTCCAGCCTCACGAGCAAAACTCAATATCAGGCGTCGACCATGTACACGACAGCGTAATCGTTCGTGCCGTTCGGCGCCGTGTTGGGCGAGTAGCTCCCGTAAGGGCCACTCGTCGCCGGCAAAACGAATGTACCGTTGGTCACGACGCTGCCGTTGAAAACTTCTTTGACCACGCCGCCGTTCGAGGCGCCACCAACGTCTCGCAATTTCGAGTCGAGTCCAAGCACGTTGCCGATTCCGAAAGCGAGCGTCGCGTCCGTTCCATCCGCTGCCGTAAGCGTGATAGATGTGACCGAAGCGAACGCTTTGACGCCAGCGGCCGTCGCTGCCGTTTGCGAGACCGTGATCGTCTCCGTTTGCGTGCTGCCGTCCGCAGCCGTGCCGGTGATCGTCGCCGACGCTGGAGCATCCGCCGGCGTGCTGCCCGCAGTGGTCACCGTGATATTTCGAGGCGGCGAGATCGCTGAAGCTCCAATGGAACCGTTCAGCGCCGAACCTGAATACGTCGTGGCTGATGCCACCGTAGCGATCGCCGTCTTGATAGCGTTCGTCGATGCGGCGGCCGGATTCGTAAACGTCTGGTGACGCAAAGGTACTTGCTGCGAAGCCCAGACGCACAGGCTTGGCACGGAATTGCCCTGCGTTTGGTTGTTGAAGACAAAGTTTTCAGGCGCGTTCATCCGTTTCGTCCTTTTCTTCTTCTGAATCGTCGTTTTCGCCCGCGCCGATTTGCGTCGAGCGGTCTTCTTCCGCTTCCGTGGATTCTGCCACAGCTGGCGGCACGTTTTGCTTTTGCGTTGGCATGACTTCCAAAGCTTTGGCCTGGAACAGAATGCGTGCATCTGGATCGTTTTTATCCGCCAACAGATGCGCCATGCCCACCGCTGCGACAGCCTTGTCCGCGTCAAGCGGGGCACCAATGCCGACCAACGTCTGGATGCGCTCCAGCATGGCATCCGGACCAGGCTCGTCCTCGATTTGAAGGACAATCGTTGGGCACAACCGCTCGAGTGATGGGTAGTTTAGCCTCGTAATCGGAAGCGCAACGTCGCGCGTCCATGTTCCGCTGAGACCAACCGCATCATAAAACGTTACCTTGTCCGAGCCTTTTACCAGGACCTCGAGCGCGCTGCGAGACCCATTGCGTTGCAATCCCTGGAGCGCACTGGTCGTCTTGATGGCTCGAGCGATCTGATCGTCGCACCATTCGACAAACGCCTTTGGGTCGCTTGTGGAGTTGCCGCCCTTTTGCGCCGCGGGGCCAAAAAGCTCAAGTTCGATGGAATCTGGAATCGCTGCGCCTGGAGCCCCGCCGTAACCCATGGATTGGACCACCTGTTGAGCAAGAGCGATATCCTCTGGCGTCGCGTCTCTTGGTTTGCCGTCGCTTTGCTTTGTGTTGTACGTGGCTACCGTCCCCGGCTTGGCGTACTTTTCGATGAATTGGATAAAATTGCGCGCCCCCATGAGCTTTGCCGCAATCCACCAGGCGAGAATGAACCCGAGCCCGTCCTCGGTAGGGTATCCACTCAGAACTTCTGAAGTGTGGATCAGGAACTTGTTGGGGAAATCATTGGCGTTGAAGCCAAACATCCCCTGCGTCAGGTATTGCTTCCATTCTGGTCCCGTTGGCGCGACGAGCCCCTGATCCCAGATATGGGGATCCCAGTTGTATTGGTCTGGGTAGCTGATTCGCCGCGGGTGAATGAAGTGCAGTTTCGTGAGTCGCCATTCTTGATGCGTGCGCGCCCACAGCAACTCGTTGGCGGATACGCCGTAATAGATGCTCCAAAGCTGTTGGGCAAGTGTCTGCGCTTTGCGAGGTAGGTGGTCGATCTGGTGTTGGATATGAGCTGCAATTTGATTGGCCAAAATGCGCTCATCTTCCGACATTGAGATGGGAGCAGAGGAAAGCCCTGCTTGCTCTCGAATAATGCGCACACGTTCGCGCTCTGCTGTTCCAAGCTCATCCGCTGGAAATTCTTTTGCCGCGCTGATGACGTTGATCTTGCCGCCAGCAGACGCAAGGATGCGCGACGTCAGGTTGCCATATGCACTTGGGTCACGACGCACCAGCTCACGAAGCAGGTCCATCCATTGGAGCCGATAGCCAATCTGCGCTTGGCGCTGGCATGCCGCGATGTATTGAAACGAAACGTTGGACCCAATGATGATCGGATATCGATCAACGTTTGGCCAAGGAGCCATCATCGATGGATCGTAATGCGGGGCTGGTGATCGCTCTCCGGGCTGGATGACTCGCATCAGCGTCGAGCCCGCGTCGCGTGCAGCGCCTACAATTCGCTCGCCCGTTGCTTGAAGTCTGTCGATGAGATTCATTTAGATTCCAAGCGTCTGAGATTCGAGATTAGGCATTGGCATGGGTGGTGGCGCCTTCACTGGCGCGTGCATCGTGCGTTGTGCGTAGTTCCAGGCAAGAGAACCTGCGTCCACGTCGTCGTCAATCGCATCATTTACGCCCGTAAAGTCAATATGCGTTCGCACGACCGGCCCCACCCATGAGGCTGTAATTGGCACACGGACTCGTCCCGCATTCCATGCAGCCGCGTAGGGCTGTGCTCGAGTAAACTTGTCGCCTTGCGGGTATTCCTCGACAATGCGAAGCGACGCATTCACATCACGAAGAACCTGTGGAACGGCTTTCCCGATGCCAGACGACTCAACCACAAGTGGAGCCCCACCATATCTCTTCTGAAGCGCTTCTAGTCTCCGGCAGACTTCGGGGATTGTTTCCTGCATTCGTTCAGCGTCAATGATGTCCGCCGTCATCAAGTCGCCATAGCCACGAACAGCAAAAACCAACGCGACTGAAAAGTTGGCCGACGTCTTTGCGGTGCCTGCTACGTCCACGCCGATAATGATGCGAGCCCCATTGATTACTGGATTGCCTGAATATGTAGCAGGGTCGCCGAACACTCGAGCGCCTCTTGGTCTAGGGTGGCCTTGGAAAAGGCTTGCCCAATCATATTCGCCAACAAGCGCACGTCGTCGTTCGAGCTTTTTTAACGGCCATTGTTCTGGCCACAATGCAAGTCCTGTCGTTTCGTCGATCGCTTGAAGATTGATATGGCGCCAATTCTCGCCCTCTGCTCCGCCTGTTGAATCCCAAAGTTCTTTTTGCTTCAAACATCGACCGATCAAGTCGTCTTCGTGCCATCGTGTATGACATACGATAACCGAGCCATCCGGCTCCAAGCGAGTCAACGCTGTAGACGTGAACCAGTCCCAATTTCTATTTCGGATGAGCGCGCTTTCCGCTTCCTGACGATTTTTTGTTGGATCATCGATGATCAGGACCCGCATGCCTTGACCAGTCAATGGGCCGCCCATACCAGTCGCACGCATCCCACCGCCAAAAGTGGTCAGCCACTCTTGCAGCGAATCAGCATCACGTCGCTGCGGCACTCCAGCTGCCCGAGCGTAGTCTCGAGCGCTACGGCTCTTTGAATTGGCCAGGTTCGACTGATAGGTGACGTATCCGATGATCGTTCGAGGATCGTCGCAAAGCATCCACGCGATGCCGTGGAGAAGTGTCTCGGTCTTTGCGTGTCGGGGCGGAACGGAGAGAAGGATTCTCAGCGGTTCACGGTGAGCCCGTTCCAAAGCATGCGCGAGTTCGGCAAGATGCGTCGGCTTACTGAACTTTGGGGAGACTCGTGGAATGAAGTCCAAGAGTGGCTCTGGCGCTTTGTTTTTGAGATCTTCCTTCGACGCCTCGACAACTTCAACCTGTGGCGCCTTTGGTCTTGCCGCCTCTAGTGCATGAATCGCGTTCGCGAGGTCCAAGGAGGCTTGCTCCGCCGAATCGATTCGACGACGAGCTACAGAGCCACGCATGCCGACGCTGATGCCATGCGGACGGGAACGTCCACGCGCAAACCATCGAATTCGCCACGCGCAAAGGTCCAGCCAATCGCAAGCAGGTTGCTTGCTGTGGGCGGCAATTCGAGCGCGTCGAGCAAGTTATGGCTCTCCTGATGCACGATTACATGGCGCGCCTCTTCAATTTGAAGTTTGGAAAATTCGAGCACGTGGCCCCGGTGACGATGGCGCTCCAGGACCACCGCGGTCCCTCATGCGCACGTCGTCGAGTATGAGAAAACTCTACTGATTTTTGACCGTGTAGCCAGTGGGCTATGGTGGCGGGATCAAGAAATGTTTTGGCTGGAATCGCGGGCTATTTGTGCGCTGTCGCGGGATTGGGTGGCTCATGTTTTGAATTTTGTCGCCTCTTCCCACGCTTCTCGGTGGTCTGGACGTTGCAGATTGAAGATCGGAATCTTTCGGTCGTAGGCGATGCGAAGTGCCTGGCCAGTGCCTCCCGTGCGCGCCGTCGTAATGCCGGTCGAGCCGTCAGGCGTCCAGCAAATGACCATCGAGCATGGCGACATGCAATCAGCGCCAAGAATCTGGTGCACGTTGCGAGCATGGAGTTTTTGTTGCCCGCGCGTCATCGCGTGCCATTGAGGATGAAACTTCGACGCGATCTCCATGGCGCGCATGCTTGGCTTGTCCAACGTACGTGGTCGGTTGGTGAAACTTCCCCATGGGAGATATATTTCTGGACGCGTTGCGTTTGCCTCAAACGTCTCGTCTGCACCAGGGGCGCCACCGGAGCGAAGCGTCCATTCCCATGTGTCGAGTGTTGTTGCTTTTCGTGCCATCAAATCAAGCACGTCTTGCGGGGTGGTCCGCGAGCCAATGCCAGCGTAGACCGCCTGGATTTGATGGCAGTCGGCAGATGTGAGTAGATCGTTGATTTGTTGGGCGATATTTGTCATGGAACTACCTCTGCGTGAGTGAACGTCAGTTCAATGTGCGATGGGATCGTTGATTCCAGGCCCAGAAACAACTCTTCAAGGCACGCTCCGCCAAGATGCTCTTTGGCCACGGTAAGTGGCTGGATGTCGCCCCTGCAAAGTTTTTCTCCCAGCTCGATGATCTCAGCGCGGGTCCCTTCGACGCGGAACGTGCACCGAGACAAGACGAGAGCCTTGAACTTGACCGCTCCAAATTCGATTTTGGCGATTTCTGCGCCTGTCTCACGGGATGACCCGACGAACAAGCAGCCGTCTGATGACTTGCGTTGGTTGCTCATTACATTCACCACTTCCCATAGTTTCTAGCCCAATCTTGTATACTTCCTGCGAAGATATCTTGATTGGCCCAATCGATTGGATTGACGGGTTTTGCTGGTTCCTTTGGCTTTGATAAAATCGCCTTGGCTTCCTGCTCGACCGTTTTACGATCTTTGTCGATGTTCGCCTGTGCTTCGTCCAGCGCGATCAGCTTGGCCAGGACAAGACGCAACTGTTCAGCGTGAGCCTTGTGCTTTTCCGCATCTTTTTTCGCGGCGTCCCGCTCCGCTTCCAGCGCGCAAAGTCGCGGGTCTTCAGCAATAGAGACTTTCAACGCGCCGTGTTTTGCAGCAATGCGAAGCGATGCTAGCGTTTCCAGATCCGGCGTGCGCTCGTCCATGCCTTTACGAATCAGATCGTCCAGCGTCTTTTCGTTCATGACCGTTTACCAGCGCTTTCTTTTGCAAGCTTCGCGTCGAGCTGTCTATGGTGCTCTTCTCGCTCCATTCGAGCCGCGCCCATTGCGTAGCGCTCTCGTTTCTTCAAATCTTGCAACGCTGCGTCGCGCTCGATGCAATGAACATCGTCTGGCGCTTTGGCGTCAAGGACTGCACAGGTGTAGCGCGCCTTCAGCGCTTTCCTGTATGCCACTACGGCAGCTTCGATCATGTCCGCCGAATACTTTTCCCCACCAACAAGCTGATATGTCGACTTCGCGTTGTTCATAATCAACGCCTTGGTTTCGTTGGTGACGTCGGCGCGGTGAGCATTTCGTGCCCGATGGCTGCCAGCCCAAACAGCATTGCAAGCTTCGGCGACATTGTGCGAGGCGTGGGCGGCTTTGGCTGCTCTTCCGATTCGACGTAATCGGGATGTCCGGGACCAACCGGCTTGCCGTACCATTCGCCGAGCCGTTGGCGTTCTCGTTTTGCCTCACCCATTATCCCACCTCTTTCGTTCGCAGACGATCAATCCAAAAGAGCAAGTTTTTCTCGGCTTGCGCCATTTCCGCAGACGTGCATGAGTCTTCTGGCGGGGGGCCAAGCAGGTCGTAAATGTTGCGTCCATACGAAATGACCGCAAGATGGAAAAACCATTCACAAACAAATGTGTGGATGTCGTTCTTGTGGTCAATGTTGTTGGCGTCGCAATACGCGACCCTTTCTCGCCATGCTTCGGTGCACGCGTTTAGCTCGGCCCACGCCTGGCAAACAGGCCAAAAACGATCCGCGGCAAAGTCGAGCGCCTCTGGCAACGCGTTTTGCAGCTCTTTCAGCTGTTCTTCACAGATTGAGCCATCCCGCCACGCTTTGGCCAAGTTGCGAAGTCTGCTTAATTCGATATGTTTGTCCTCACCCATTGGAATCACCCGCCCATTCTTGCGCTCTGTGGGCTTCCTCGGCCTGGATCACGTCGGCGCATTCGCGTGGCGTGAGGTTGTCGAAATGCGTGGCGTTCATAATATGCCATACCACGGTACACGCGCGCGGAAATTGTGGTCGGACTCGTCTTGGGACAACCACCACCGACTCATCACTTTCGGCCCAAATCCCACGCCTCCGCAGCTCCTTTGCTACCAATCGCGCCAGTTCGGCCACGTCGGCGGGGCGTGGCTTGGTGTGGTGGGCTTGCCACGCATCAAGCTCCATCATCCATTTGATTCCTGCGCACCCACCGTCTGCAAATAGCGCCTCTGCGTGCCCACAAGACCAACGGAGACCCGTGACAACATACGGTCCACCTGCCGGCGCAATGTCGGATCCCGCAAACATCCACGTTTGGCCAACGGCCGGAAACGGCTTATCCATTGCTTTCACATCGTCGGTTCTTGGATTCCGCCTTGTATTTCTTGACCAAGGCCTTGAGCATCGCCCAGGAATGAGTCGCCCCGCCGGTGTGGTCATCGGTCCACCACTCCCGCGCAATTCGTTCAGCAACACGATCGGGGATTGTCGTTTCCTTTGCATCGCTACCATTTGACGGCCGATGCCATGCTGTCACCGTGCGAAAAGTGGGCTCCACGAAACTGAGCGTATCGCCTGGCTCTAGATCCTGGACATCGCCTTCCATGCGTGCCCCAATTCGATGAGCAATTACGTGTGCCGCCCCGCATAGCCTAGCGAACCCATCAAACCCGCAGTGCAGGGCATTACTCTCATCATCCAGAGTAATGTGTATGATAGCTCGAATAGGGCGTGTCGCTTGATCAGGAACGAAATGGTTTGCACCACTCGAAGCCCACTCAATACGGGTGATCAAGTACGACGCTGTCGCATCTGGCGACGTGGACGGCGTGTTTGTCAAGTCGTTCCGCGTCAACCTGATCCATTGGCCAACGGACGGCATTCCGTCCAGTTCGGTGTCGCAGAACGTCGCATACTTGTTTTGTTGAAGTACAAATTCTACCTTCACGTTTCACCTCGTAAAACCTTCTCGACTGCTTCTTTTGCGCCGTCGGGGAGTTGGAGCAAGGCGTAGAGGATGGCGCGGGCTTGGGGCATGGTGAGCATTCGCGGATCCCAATATAAATACACGAATCGAATCTCAATACGTGCTTCTGTCCGCCTGATCCATTGGCAACCTTTTGGTGCTCCTGGCGTTAGATTTTGCGTACTCTCTTCCAGCGGAACACAGCGTGTCTTCACGCCATGCTCACGAAACAACTCTGCCAAGATCTCGGCGAGTTTGGCGGGGTCGTGAAGGTCTGATACGCGTGCAGAGTCGGGGCAGTTGTCGCGGGTTGCTCCAGGGCGTGACAATGTCTCCAGCGCAATTGCAAGCCATGGTCTAGTGGGTTCTTCAATCAATCGGGCGAGCGTCAGGACAAGCGAATGTCGATCATGTTCGCAAATTGTCGTCATACCCGCAAACATAACCACGATTCTACGCGTCACAAGCTGGAATCGTCAGCTGTCGACAATCACAGCGCCGTGCAGATCGACCGCTCGTTCGTCAACGTCAGCGTCAGCTCGACGCACATACGCACGAGCACAGCCTGGGGACATTTCCACGCAGCACAATAGCGGCTTGCCTTTGGTCGCACGTCGAATCTCACGTTCGAGCATCTGTCGATCCATGCAGCCGTGGACGTGGATATTCTCGTGAACTTTGCCCGACGCTTCTCGCAGGGTGACGTTCATTGTTTTTGCGTCCCACCGTCATCGAATCAGGTCCAGCAACTTGCCCCGGTTGGCGTGGTCTGCGGGCGTCAGCATGAGCGTTTCGAGCTCGTTCGCCGTGACCCAATCGAATCCAGCAACAGCTTCGGCGTTGGCGGAGTAGGGGCCGATGATCGCTGATGATGGGATAAAGCGACACATAACTCGCATTGGTTGCCCGGTGCGAGAAGAAGTGAACTCGTGCGTGTAGACCGGATCCATATGTGGCCACAAGTCTCCACCAAAAAGACCGTAATTGGCGCGTGCGCCATGTTCTTCGGCCAACTCGCGAAAAAGAGCAGACCATAAGCCCTCGTTCGGACCCGCTTTCCCGCCCGGCGTGCACCAATGCCATGGATAAGAGGTTTTTCCCGATCGTCGCTGGACGAACAGCCTTTTGGCGTCCGTGTCCACGATGGCCGCTGTCACGACGATGATCGGGTCAATGTTGTTGGGTCCTGAGAGTTCGATGGTGGTTGGAAAGTCCATTGCAAGAATCTGCTCACGATTCTCGACCGCGCAACGCAAAACGCCCCGGATTTCTCCAGGGCGTGTGAACACTTCATCTTTTGAAAAACGATAGCGGGCTTTCACCGCTGTCCCCGACACATGGCCAACCTCCTTTCTTTAGGGGAACGGGCAGGACTCGAACCTGCGCGCAACGGCTGCCCCGCATTACCTTCGGGCGCCTCATTAAGACTGTCGCCGTGGTTGTCGCTTGCGCTCCCACGGCCGCTCTGCCACTGAGCTACCGTCCCCACACGCCAACACCGCATTCCAGTGAGCGTTGGTTCGTCACTCGGTAACCATTACCGAAGTGGCGAAACGATGGGGATCGAACCCGTGCGCCCGTCATTCTACGTGGAGTCGTGTTGGCTGTCAGGGCCACCGTTTCACCACGCTGCGCGGTCGTTTCCATGACTCGGGCAACATCACCACTGTTGCCCGAACCGTCAAGTCTTCCCCGGTTCCACGTCCCACAAAAGGGCAGAGCAAAATTCAAAGACTCGGCAAGCTACTCCTGATCTGACACGTTTTGCGAAGCCGCTGCATTCGATGGCGTTGCTGGCTTGTCGTGTTGCACTACCGTTGATCACGAGCGCACGGGTATCCAAAATGATCGGGAGCGCCACGCCTTGGAAGTGGAGCGTCAACACCGACTCTGCCAGCGCAAGAAGTTCCAACGCTTCTGCTGTCGGAATTAGCGCCAATCCACGGTGGTTGGTCATGTTCACTTCCCCCGCCGATATGATTGCCACTGGTAGCGGTTCGTTGTTGGCTCAGGCGTGTACGTTGGCTGGATTGGCATAGCCAACATTTCTGCCAGCTGCTTTTCTTCCAGCGTTTTGGACCAAAGAACGACCCATTGACCTTGTGTCCGCGCAATGAGTCCACGGTCTCTCATTTCCGCAGCGAACGCACAAGCATCATCTGGCGTTCCGCCAGCTTCAGCCACATTGATCACTGTCGTCTTATCCGATGCGTTGATGGCTTTGACGAGATGATCAAGATCAGCACTGGCCGACTCGATCTGTTTCAGTAGCTCATGAATCGCTGGTGGGTTTGGTTCTGACTCTTGAATTGCGTCCGGTACTTTGGGCTTGTTTACCCATTGCGCATATTTTGGACTTGCCAGTTTATAGGCTTCCCACTCGCGCCAAACCATACGCATACAGGCGAGCCAGCGACGTGTATGACGTCCACGTTCTTTGTATGATCTCAGGCCTCTTTCTTTCTCATCCCAGCATTTCCACACGTGTTGGCTGATGATGGACCCACACTTCAGCGACCAGCCCACAAGAACACATCCGCGCCCATGTTGTTGCGGATCGGTACATCCATAGCATTCTGGAACGAACAATATCGACAACGGCACTACGCCGCCAAATGGCACGATGTGAGTTAATTTGTAAGGGACGTACAGAGGTAAGTGATACCACCCATTGATCCAGTCGTGCCATGCAATGAATAACGTGAAGTAGACGCGCTCAAGGGCGTAACATTGGTTGCACTGGCCAAGCCGATTGTCGTTCCATCGAAAGCAGTCGCGGCACCATCGCTGATCGTGGATATCGCCTTTTGCAGGAAACAGCGGTCGCTCATTCAATTCGCTATTAGCCAGTGCCCATTCGTTCGCCCTATCGCTCATGGTCTATCGACTCCAGAATCGCGGCAAATACAAAACCATACCAAATGGCATTATAGCGTGCGTGTCTTCTGTGATAAGGATTATACTCGCGCCACCATGGTTTGAGATCATTCCGCACAAGGCTGCTAATCTGGTCACGTGCGCGTTTGGCAAGCCGTTCGCATCGTTCTTTGTCTTTCTGCACAAGTGCCTCAAATGCAACTTCGCCCCATTCAATCCACATAAAGGCGGCGTCTTTATATAGACCTTCATCGCCTGCAGCATGGACCTGCCGAACTATTGCCCCATAAAACCCAAGCATCCACCCGAAAGCTTCGTCGTACGATAAAAACGGTTTCACTTCTCCCACCTCACAACATCGTCTTGGTCTGTTTCGCTGCCATGACGAAGCGCCTTGTGTTCGCCCCGGTGTCCTCGCGCCCGCATGCATCGGTAGCCTTCTGGACCATCGACTGCGCACGCGTAACACGGCATCCTTGGACTTCGGGTGGTGTCCTAATTAGGACAGTCGAAGGTGCCATCTCAATTGGCAGACACCTCTTGCCAGTCCTCTGAGAGGATGTCTGCCTGCGAAGCGAGCCATCCAGGCTGGTGCTTTCCTTGTGCGGTGAACATCACGATTACGGGCTCATACTTGCATTCTTGGCCCTTAAACGTACCGCTTGGTGCCACCCAATGCAAGCTGTCTTCAAAATAAATATGCATCCCTTTGCCGTTCCAGCCCATGCGCTGGACGCGCTTGCCAGCCTTGATTCGCTTGATCGCTTCGCCGAAATCGAACGTTGCCATGGTCGTATCTCCTGTCTACTCAGTTGCCTATTTAGGACACTTTCGCTCAAGTTAGGACACTACCGGACTTCGTGGGTCGCATGGCGTGTCAGCGCGTGGGGTTGTTGCGATCTTGGTCATCAGGCGCAACATGCGCACGAGGTGCCGCTGCGCAAGGGGTGAATGTCTTTCCCTTGGCATCGCCCACGCTCTATGCTACGACGCTTCCCACGTACAAAAAACTTTGGGGCGACAGGTTTGCGAGACCTTCGCCCCAGGGGAACTGCTTCCGACAAAGCAGCTATGAGACCGAAACTTGACCCCACAGCGCAAAGAGCGCAACCGAAAAAAAGCAGCCGCGAAAAGTTTCTTCGCGCGCACGCGAAATCGCTAGCGTTTCCAGGGGTCCGTGAGTTCGAGTCGCTCGTTCAATACCTGTACGACCCACAGCGAGGGCTCTCGACGCGTCGCCCACGAGATGCCACTTGGTCTTTCAACGCGCGCCGGTGCGTCCATGCCGTCGTCCTAAAGCCGCATCTTGAGCTCAAAGAAAGCGTTGCTGCCACGTGGGGACCTCGTGCAAACATCCGAGTCATCGACGCCGACGCACATGGCCTTGACTCCCCGATGCACGCGTTGCCGACGCTCTGGCTGGCTATCCAAGCGCTCCACCTTGGTCGTGGTCGCGCACTTCCAGACTTTCGTGGCGAGCTGCCAACGACCCTTCCCAACGGCCTTCCCGTCGTTCTCGATGGCGTGATCGTTTCGACCCCCCGCGGCTTGCACTACATCGAACGACTCGCACCTGACCCACGAGAGAACACTCCCATCGACGACAAGGCTCGTGTAAACGCCTGCCTCGACCGTTACGGAGTCAGCCGCCATGACGGGTCGCTCGACGTCTTGCCGGGCACCAACGGTCAATCCCGTCTCCCCTTGGGCCATGGCTGCGAGTTCGTCTGGCCAGCCCTTGGCACGATCGACGCCTTGGATGGCGTGGCCGTTCTCGCCGGACTTGTCCCTGTCCCACGCGACTTTGACGACGTGCCGTTCGTCACCCCGTCGCAACGCGAAACCAACGCCTTGGAAGAGTTTCTCGACTGCACCACCGTCGACCAGGATGACGTTCAGCTCTGCGAGTACGACCCCGACGAGCCAACCTCGCCAGCTCCCAAGACTCGAGTTCAGAACAGAAAGCAGTCCCACAACAAGCGTGGGGACACGATATACAAAGGGGGAACCTTTCCTAAGAACACACACCAGCCCTCATCGTTCGTCCAAGCCATGCAACGAGTGCTTGAAGCAGGAGCCTCGAAGGGTCGCCGCAACCGTGAGGTCTGGGACCTGTGCATCTTGCTACGCTTGACGTGGGGTTGGTCGCGCGAGGAGGTTTCATCACGACTCGCCGCATGGGTCGATGACGCTCCGCACTCGTCGGCAGACCTCTCCCGCCTGGATGTACCCAAGCGCAAAGCGACCCAGCGCCACATAGAGCGGCTTTTGAACAAGATTGATGCTGGACTCGTGTCGGGCCGGTTCTATCTGCGCAAGGGTGCTTCTCGACGTCGGCAAGGGGATCCACTTTTGTTGTGCGCTGAAACGGATGTTGAGCGGGCGGAGCTGGCAGTGATTGGTCGACGGGAACTCGAGCGGCCAGACGGATCGTCGATGCTTGAAGGCTTGCCTCGGTGGATGCAGGAGACGCTGCCCGTTCTGGCTGGAGCTGTGGCTCGTTGGTCGGCAGCTGGTCGGATCGTGCTTCCCGGAAGGACGCTTCAAGCTTACGCGCGGACCAAGCGATCTCGCCAGTGTCCGTTCACCGGAACGATGAAAGCGGCGTACGTGATTTTGCTGGAGGCGCTACAGCGGTTTGGTTTGCTTGGCGGGTTGCTTGTGAGCTCAAGTCGAGGCGAACGGAAGGCCGCGCTTTACGAGAGCAACGTGGGTGATGGAACGTCGAGGAAGACGGCGGTCGTGGTTGCCTCGTGGCCAAGGCATCGGAACGTCAAGCGGAAGGATGCACCTTGGAAGCGTGAGCCGTTTAGGTTGGTTGCCAGGCCGATAGCTTGTCCAGCGCCGAATGAGGCACGAACTGCAACGTCTCGGCGTGTTGTTCGGCAACGTGTTTTGGAATCGCCTTCACCCGACCCCGGCTCTTTTGCTCTTCAGCGTCAGCATCTTCGCGTGACGCGAGCTTTGCCTCATGCAAGTTCGTCGTGTATCCATCCGGCACTGGCTGCAACCACACAAGATGCTTGTGCATGGTCGATTGTAGAAGGTCCAAAAGGTAGAAGCATTGGTCCAACTTCGGCGCTGGGGTGGCGAGTTTTGCGGCAAGAATGTCATGCAATTGCTGCGCGCCGTTTCGGTCAAGACAACGAACCAAACCCCAGTGGCCTTGATCCATCGACAGTTCGACAAACGTTGAATCAGACGTCACCGACAGGGGTGGGCGAACAGTCATCAGCGCACCAGTCGTGTCCAAAATGTCGTATGCAGATGACGGCGCTGGCGTCGTGCTTGCGACCGCCGTGTAAGCTGGTTTCTTTCGTCGCCATTCGCGAACCACGAATCCAGGATTGGCGGTTGAACTCGGTAAAAATACGGTGGCCGTCAGCTTCCACCCGTCGCCCTCTGGCGAAACTGGATCAGGGATGATCAGAAGCTCTTCGACCGCTGATGTGGCGTATTGGGTATAGGTTTCTTTAGGACGTTGCGGACGAACGCTGACGCGGCCGATAATGGTTTTGTATTCGTAGTCCATGCGGCCAATTTGGCCACGACGGCGGCAACGTCAACCATATCGCCTTGGGATTTTGATCATAAGCGATAGGTTATCGAAGGCTCGACGCAGCTGTTCATGGGCAATGCCGTTCGGATGCGATTCGCGCAAGGCTTGCCTGATATCCATATCGGCAAACATCGCCTCAATGGCCTTTTCCATATCGCAACTCATGGGATCGCCTCGACCCACATGGAGCCCTTGGCCGGCACGAAGCGCAAGCCATTATCTCGCACCATTGCCTCGAAAGCCTCGATATGCTCGGTGCCCGCCTTGGTCTTCTTTGGTTTTCCGCTGGCGTAGCTGTGGAACATGCTGGCGACGCTGGCTGGACGAGTTGACGCGCGTTGGACCCACGGCGCCCGCATAAGGGCATGGAGCGCAAGCTTGGCCGCCAAAGCGTTGCTTTTGCAAACTGCCTCGCGAGAGTAGCGTCGATGCCTTGGCGGCTTCGTCGCGGTCATCTCGAACAGATCTTCGCGTGAGTTCGCTTGGAGCTGGAAGAGGCTGATTGCGAGCCCTTCGGTGATCTTTGAGTGACGTGTGGGCAAGTCGCCCGTGATCCGGCAATCCTCGACCTTGGCGCGGAAACCTGATTCGTGTCGTGCAATCTCGATGAGGGCGAGCGTGGTGGCCTCTTGCGCAGCTGGACCAGCAAAAGGAATCCGGTCTTGGGCAGCATGTTCCTCGACGGCGGCAGCGATCTCTCGCGCGACACGACAGACCCGTCGCTCAACGGCGTGACTGGCAGAGGAAGGAACCAGACAATACGCGAGCACTGCGTCGTCGGCCGTGGTCGGTGTCATTGGGATGGCCGGAGCGTCGGGCTTTGGACCGGGGAAGTGCTTGCTTTGGATTGCAGCTGGCCAGAGGGAGAGCAGCGCGGCCAGCGCGAACTTGAAGAGTGCAGGGTTTGCCATGGCGACGGTTTGCTCACGATGCTGCAATCCGTCAAGGCGCAAACGACGGGCGGCTACGTGTTCACGCTAAGTTTCGCGAGTTCGGTGTCAATAGCTAGCGCAACACGAGCCGTTTCTACCGTCGTAGAATACAACTTATTGCCCACGATTGGCATCGCCTCACGCACCCTTTCCAGCGCCTCCCGGACCATTTCCTTCGGCGCCTTCCCGTTGCGCATTTTCGCAATCGTTTCGTCGATTTTTGCTCGGAAGTACCCGCTCGGGTCATCTTCGAGCGTCAACGAATCGCGCAGCTCGTGAAGTCCAGCGGCGTTGCCAAATGCGCGAAGGACGAAGCGGGCGCCCGCTTCGTGTAATTCTTTATTGAATACGTCGCGGGATGCCCAGTCAGCACGCGCTTCCTCATCGGAATGAGGGTCCCTACACAGCTCATCATCCATTCGTAGATTAAACGCAGCAACGAATGTTTCTCCAGGCGTTTTGCCGTCGACGGCAACCGGCGGAACCATAAACGCGTTTACCGCACTTGTGCAAGCTGCTTGTTCTCGTGCGTCGAGCTTCTCATATTCCTTGGCGAACACATGCGGGCCGTATTTGCGGTAAATTGTCGCGGCAAACTCATGAAACGATCGCCCGTCGCCAATAGCGGCGACGAGCGGTTCCTTCGTGAGAATCGCTTTCCAGTCGTTCAGCGTTGACAACTGCCGTTGAAGCTCGGCGCATCGCGCTTCCAGCTTGTGGTATTCCAGCACCACCCGCGTCGTTTCAGCATGATCGGTGCCAATGAGTTTTGCCTGTTGGTCCAATGATTGGTTCAGGTGGGTGATTTTGGCCCGAAGGTCGGCGACGAGTTCGTTATGTTCAGTTTGGCACTTGATAAAAAACGCGTCCTTCTGGTCGATTGCGTTTTGAAGCTCTTGGATCCGATCTGTGGCGTCTGTATTGGACGCAGCAGGCGATTCCTTCAGTCGCTCTTGCAGCCATCCCATCGACGCACGCACTGACTCACGGACCGATTTGTCATTGCCAAACCAGCCGTAAACCTTGTGGTGTATTGGCCCCCCGGCCCGCTGGATCATGTGGCATACGCCATCGCCGAACTCTTCAAACGTCTTGAACATCTCTTGCGCCTTGCGTTCCGCTCCCTTGAGGCGCCAACGTTCCACATAGTCTTTGCCAACAGTGGCGACTTTCGTTTCAAGCTCCGCGATCCGTGTATCCTTCGCTTCAAGGGCGGCAATTTGTTGTTTGATCGTTCGATCATATTGCTCGCGCTCGCTGTTCTGGACTTCGTTTGCGGGGATCTTTGCCTCGACTGCCAACCGTTCGTTGACCTGGTATTCATGAAGCTTTTGAATCCAGTCGCGCAAAGACTGGTTGTCCTCAATCGGCTCCGATGTTGGCCAGAGCTTTCCAAGCAAATCCACCGCGTCAAACCATTCTTGGACTTTCGGCGCCTGCGTTGTGAGCTGATGTTCCGCTGCGGTCAGTTTGGCCGTCAACGCAGCCACCTGGCCTTGAAGCTCGTTGAGGCGTTGGTCCGTTACCTTGATCGTTTCGACCAACATCGGCGAATCTCCCACAGCCATCTGAATGTTCTTGCTGTCAAAAATAGCCCGACATATTTCGGCGATCGTTCGAGCACCATCGTTTCGCTCGTTGTCGTATTGCGTGAGCAGAACGTTTTTTGCTGCAATGGCCGCACCCACACTCTCAGCGACTAGGTCCCGCGCCAAGGTCGCTCGTTCTACGACGGTCAGGCTTTGCTTGCCTTCCCAACATGCAACGAAATCGTCTGCTGAGGGCAAACCGTCCGAATAGCCAAGCATCGACAAGACCAGATCCGCCAGATTCGCTGGTGACGCTTCGTCAGGCGTTCTCAATTGGTCTGCCAAGGCCGCCACAATCAGCTGGTACGTTGGTGCAGGGATCCGTGGAGTGATTGCCGAAGCGGTAGCTGATTCGCATTTCTTCAGCAGCGCAGCCACGTCTTCGGCCAACGTCCCAACATGCTCAGCTTGGCCAAGCGCGTACCGGATGTCGCGAAGTTCTTCCCTGCGTGCACGAAGTAGCGTTTCGGCGGTGGCCTTTTCTCTTTGGAGGCGCTCGATCGCTGCAAGCACACCCTCGTGCGGAAGAGCGCCAAGAATATCCCGCAGATGTTCGACGAACGGCTTACCATTCATTCTGGGCTCACGAGATTCCGCGGCTTCGGCGCGCTTGATCGCCTCGTCGCGCTCGTAACAGGCAGATTCCGCAGCCCGAGTCATCCGCTCAAGTTCTGCGTCCTTTGCGAGAATGGCCTTGCGTACCGTTTCATGGTGCCCGTTCGGAATGTTCAGCGACGACAATACGTCGCGCAAATCGTCAAAATGCTTCGCTGTCCCGCGCAGATACTCGATGGTCGTGTCTTTAGCGGCGAGTATGGGAGTCATCATACGTTTCAGATAATCGCGCAATTTGATGCTTGCTGAAACGGCGTGCAGTTCGTCACCTCGTTGAATGCACACGAATGCGAGGATCTCTTTCTCCGTTGGCAACTCGACCGGCATCTTGGCCAATTCAGCGAGGGCTGCGTGGGCAATGTCCCGCGGACTGCTACCAACTGGAAGCCTGGCGATCGCGTTTTCCACCTTGGCCAAAGCTGAATCGTCGTCGACAGGCTCTGCCCAAGCGTCAACCATCTCCGCAACGGCCGAACCGTCTATCTTGGCTTGCAACGCTGTGGGCCGCCGAAGCTCATCGATCGCGCTTGCCAATGTAAGCAAGGCGTTGATGGTTTTGGTCTCGAACGGTGGGCCAAAGTTCGCAGCGCTAAAAGTGTCTAGGATTTGTTGTTTGTAGGTCATGGGTCTCCCTGCAAAGGGATGTAACCATGATCGACACGGAATCAACGATAGTGGAAAGGATTGGGCAAGCGCACGGGCGAACGTGCTTGATAATGCTGGACCGAATTCAGCACACCGTCGAAGTCGAGAAAGATTACTTTGATTGATTTCCCAAGACTCATAGCCCCGCAGAGGTAAGTTTTGGACGCCGCAAGTCAACGTGGGGGCGTGGATTAGGCGGGAATGTGGGGCGTGTTTCAGCCGTAGCCGTCGCCGTCGCCGTAGCCGTAGCCGTAGCCGTCGCCGTCGCCGTAGCCGTAGCCGTAGCCGTAGCCGCAGCCGTAGCCGTAGCCGTCGCCGTAGCCGCAGCCGTAGCCGTCGCCGTAGCCGTAGCCGTCGCCGTAGCCGGTCGCCTTCAATGCCCAATCGAGAAATGGCTTCACAAGCGGGCTTGTAGTGGCCTCCGTTAATGCTTGCTCAAACGGGAGCGTTCTCCCATTGAGCCATTTGCAGGCTGCCTCTAT